TATTGCTTTATTAAGTGCCATTTTTATTTCCCCCTTTTGTTTTTCTAATGATATTATAATATATTTTAAAAATTTTGTCAAGGGTTTATTTTAAAAATCCATATGGGGCGCCCGGGTAAATCGCCAACCTTATTTCTCAAGGTTGGCGATGCTCTTTTCGTTGCAGAAGGTCGCCTTCTGGAACTTGATCTGATATGCAATTCCGTCAACTGTGATATCGCCGTCTTCTGTGAAAGGAACGTTGTCCTTCTCCCAAACCTGACCGAAATGCTCAGTGACCATCTTTTCGAAGATCTCACCACGGTTGTATTTGGAAGCGGCATATGCTTCTTCGAAGAACTTTTTGGAGCAGAGCAGTTCAGCGTTCGGCATAAGAGCCAGCTTCTGATCAGCGGTCGGGCAGAAACGGAGCGCATATCCGCATCCACGGCTTGCCTTGTCCAGCTTGCAGATATGAGCCATGACAGAGCTGTCAGTGATTGCCATATAGATGTTGCCCTTGTACTCAAAACCCCAGATGTATTCATGAGTATAGGCGATATGGTTGTAACGGTCGATCAGATTCATGAAAAGAGCTGTATTCATCATTTTGAGTACCCCCTGTGGTGTGGTGTTCTTTGTTTTGTTGTACTCATTATAGCAAGGAATAGCCGGACTGTCAACCCTATTTTTGAAAAAAAATAAAGTCTAACTATTTACCTAATTGTCAGACAATTTAACACTTTAATGTGTTAAAGTTAGTTTAATCTAAGATTAGTTAGATTAAACTAATTAGAGTTTTATGCTACTAACCAAAGTTAGTTCAGCCTGACTGAAGTTTTATATTACTAACTAGAGTTAGTTTAGACTAACCTGAGTTTCGGGAGTCTAACCAGAGTTAGTTAGACTGAACTAACCAAAGTTAGAAATGCCTAACGCGAGTTAGGCTGGCCGAACGGCGCTGGTGCGGCCACCAACGCGCCGCGCACAGAAAAAGGGCCATATAGACCCTTAATCCTTGATAAAATGCCAATTGATTGCGGTTTCAAAATAGATATGGCTATTGTAGATGTCTTCCCATGCGTACTTTGCAAAATACAGTGTTGGTTCACTTTCAAAACCGTATTTAGTTATCAGTTCATTAAGCATCTGTTCTCTTTCCTGTTCCATTCTGATTTCTGCTCTTGACATTTCTTTTATCTCCTTCCTTTTGATGATTTAATTATAGCATAGGGGTTGAGGTTTTGTCAACCCCTATTTTTCATTTTTTTAAATGGATTATGTATCTTGAAAAAGTCAAGCTTTTTTTGCACTTGTCTGATTGAGCTGAGAAGAACAAGTCTTTTTTAAGCATACAATCAAACCTTTAATAGAGAAGTTTAATTTTATAATTTGAACAATTCTATTATTTATATCTGTATCAAGACAAGCCCTGCCAACATTATGTAGACCGCATACATACTGATAATATTTTTTTGTTTCATATTCTCCGGCGCCTTTATATTCGTCAAATTCTCTATCAATTCTGTAAAGCATTTTTTATCTCCTTTTCTTAAGTGATTTCTTGTTTGTTTGTAATTGTATTATAACAGGGGTTGATGTTTTTGTCAACCCCTATTTTTATTATTTTTTTAAAACTTTGTCAATGGTATAATACTCATCTTTATTAAACATTGTGGCTTCTACTTGTTTTATGTGCTCATTGAAAGGGCAATTTTTATAAGTTTCTTTAAGAAACTGAAAATACTTTTTGATTTCTTCTTCGGTATAAGTTTTCATTTTTTATCTCCTTTTAAGTGGTGTTTTTTGTTTGTTTCTATCTGTATTATAAGGGATGCCGGATTATTTGTCAAGTATTTTTGAAAAAAATTTTAGAATCTATAAAGCAATAAAAAAAAGAGCCTAACGGCTCTTTTTAATAGATTGAATAATCGTTGCTAATTGCTGTAAACATTGCAGAATCAATACGATAAACATTATCAGTATAATCATTAAACTCATCATCATCATAAAACTCGTCCGCCCATTCGATTAATTTTTCAAAATCTTTTTCTCTGTAATCCATAGCTTTTTCACCGGTTTCGCATTTGGAATATCTTTCTGCGAAATAGGCAAGTGCTTCGATGTAGTTATCATTTTTAAGAAGCTCTTTTGCGAAATTCTTTGTAAGTCTTTTCATTTTTTTATCTCCTTTTTTGGTTTTTGTGTATCTCTTTTTGATGATTTAATTATAATCTATGCTGGATTATTTGTCAATCATTTTTTTAAATTTTTCTAAAAAATGTTGCACAAAATGGGAATCTGAATAATTATTTATTTTGTACAATTTTTAGTCTTGACAAGTGCGGTTCAGGTATGGTAAAATTTTTCGGCCAGCAGCCGACCGCATTCGTTAGTTAATTAACAAACAATCCCGCAGCTATTAAAATCTAAGATTCATAAAGCAATAAAAAAGAGCCTTTTGGCTCTTTTAAATAGTTTTGTATGTATCATATTCAGCTTCCGTAAGCCCCACTTTTTTAATGTTTTCAAGAAAGCGCTTGCGAGCATCTTTACGAAATGCACCCGTATCTAAAATCATATCATACCATGCTCTATCAATAGTTCTATAAGTTTTTTTATCCATGCTCTTGATGATAGCTGCGATTTCTTCATAAGTTCTCATTTTTTTATCTCCTCTTTTGTTTGTGTTTTGTTTTGTTTTGTATCTCTCTTTGATGATTTAATTATAATATAGCTTCCGGTTTTTGTCAATCATTTTTTTGAAATTTTTTAAAAAAATATTGCACAAAACAGGAAAAGAAAATATTGTTTATTTTGTGTGTTTTTCAGTCTTGACAAGTGCGACCTAGGTATGATAAAATTTTTCGGTCAACATTCGATCGAGATCGTTAGTTAATTAACTAACAAGCTGCGACCAATGAATCCAGAAGTTATCCAGTTAAAGAATTAACAAAGTTATTTGTTTAAACAACTACAATTAATAAAAGAGCTGACATAAATCAGCTCTTTTATTTTAACGCTCTTTTATTTTTTATCTTCCCTGATAGTAAAGATTTTTATTACTCATCATTCTGAACAAAAAGTTCAACGACTTTTTCATCTTCTTTGACTTCGATTTCTAAGGATAACCATGGGTCTTCTTCGACTTCTTCAAAAGTATCTATGATTTCATCGATTTCATCAACAGCGCTTTCACCTTCACAAGAGCCGATAACCACTTTGTAACCCTGTTCAAACATTTTTATAACTTCCTGCATCATCATTTTTTTATCTCCTTTTTTGTTTTGTTTTCTTGTTTCTTTGTAATTGTATTATACTAAAAGATTAAAAGATTGTCAATTCTTTTTTTAATTCTTTTTTTATTTAGGTTGAGGATTTTTCAATCCTCAACCTCTTTTTCGGTAATAGTTGCGGTATCATATTCACCTACCATGTTGAAGTATTTGTTCCAATCATTAGCAACTGCTTCAGCTTTTTCCTTGTTAGTGGTGACAACCTGAACTTTTTTCCTTGCGATTACGATGTAAACTTTCATTTTTTTATCTCCTTTTCTGTAGTGGTGTTTTGTTTTTTGTTTATCTCTCTTTCATGATTAGATTATAATATAGCTTCCGGATTTTGTCAACGATTATTTTAAATTTTTTCAAAAAAATACTGCACAAAAACCGTCATTATTTTCCGGTACTTTTTGTGCAAATTTCCAGCCCGCAATAACATGTTTAACAATACTATCTGTTATTCTTTTAACAAACAAGCACTAAACAAAAGACTTCGTTAGTTAATTAACAAACAATCTTACTACTATTACTAATACTATTATTGTGTTATTGCTATTGTTTATTATTGCATTATTATTAGTGTTATCTTATTATTGTTTGATCTATCTGTCTTTAGTTAGTCTTGACTAACTCTTGTCCTGTCTGTCTACCTTTGGTTAGTCTCAACTAACTCTTGTCTTATTCAACTGACTTTGTTAAATCGTTTCTAACTTGTTAATTTTTTAACAAATGAATAAAATTGCATAAAAATAAAATTGTTAAATTTTTAACAAGTGCATCCGATGCTATTGTTATTTTTTTAACAAGCCCCCTCGAACGTATGTTCGGCCGGCATTCGTTATTTTTTTAACAATCGGCGTTTCTTAAAACATCAACTTAATGATTCTACTGATTAAGGGGAAAATAGCCTTTGTTAAATTTTTAACAAATCGCGCCGAGAAAAACCTGAACATGTTTAAACAAGTCTGCCTCGACCAAGTTGCAGTCTTTCGCGGCCCGACGAAGAAACGAAAACAAAATGAAACCATAATTTAGATTGAGATCAATAGAAAAGAAAAAGATGCCAGAAAGAAATTAAATTCTTTTCTGACATCTTAAATAAGATTTGAATTAATGCGGCTGTCATTTATTCTTTTGTTAGGGTGCCGCGGTGTGTCTACGTCGGGTTTGCTCAAAATTTTCTCAAGGTAGCAAACGTACTTGTTTTGTAATAGTCGGGGGTAATTTTTGGGAAAAAAATTTTTTATTTTTGATAAATGGGTTTGTCCTCAGCAAAACTCTCTCCAAATTAACTTTTAAATCGACAAAGCGATTAATCATTCAAGCAATCCAAAGGTTATTTCAAAAGAAAGATCTCCATTCTGTTTCATCGCAATTGGATAAAAATTCTTATTTTTTATTTTTACTTTATCTTCCTCTGGTATTTTTGATTTTATAAAACTAGAAATTTCCCCTGCTGATAAATTTATTACACAAACATAGGGATTAAAACAACCTTTTGGAAAATCTATTTTTGTAAAATCTTTAATTGGACTATTATAACCAAAATTTATAAGCATAATTGCCTATCCCTCCATTATTTATTCCATATTTTATTCCCTCATGCTACTTTTTTGTTGCTCTTATTACTCCCGCAATTCTAGGATCTTGAAAAGAGGGTCCAAAAATAACTTCATAATTATAATTAGGATCTCCAAGTTCTTTTATTTCTTTCTCTAATTCACTATAATTTTCTACATCAATATATAAATTTGGATTATCTTCTGCTATAAATCTCATTTTTAAATATCTAAATTAATTTGTGCCACATATTCTGGACTAAAACTCTCATTATTATCTACTCGCCGCCATCCATATCCAATTCTCCAATAGCATACGCATAAAGGCCACCCATCCCGCCACGTAAGAAATAAATCATTTTGCGCGCTATGCAGCGGAATATATTTTGGTTCTAACCAAGTAAGCCCGCCTTCATAAACTGTAGGAGCACGATTTACTATTTCCGCAATCGCTTCCCGCGTATCTACTTTATCTCTATAAACATGTTCTAATAATTCATCTGCGTCTATTGTTCTCATTTTTTTATACTATGTACCCCATAAGGCGGAATAAATTCATTATATGCCCAATCTATCATTAAATTAATATCTTGTGTAGCCAACATTGTTTGCAAAGTTTCAAGAGCCTTCTCTAAAGTATAAGCTTGCGGTTTCCGCTTCCAATACCTTATTTTATCCCATCCCCGCGGAAAAGCCATTCTAATTGTTTCCTGCAAACTTATATTTTCCCACATTTTTTCATTTTTCATTATTTTGTTCTCAGCTTGCCATAAAGCAAATTTTGCATTAGCTAATTTTTGCTATATTTCCATTCTTTCTTTTGTTTTTAAATATTGGTAATCATCCCATGTAGCTTTATTAATTTTTATCCATCCATCTTCCACGCCAGTAATTAAATACTTTTCATTTTCATTCATTTTTTACATTCGTCTAAATTTATGTAATATTACATAGGTTGCTCCTGTTGCTTCTCTATAGGTAGCTCTGGTAGCGGCTTCATTATGAAAAAAAACTTCTTTCAATTTATTCATACAAAAAATCTCCTTAATTGTCTTCATAAAGTAATGGAAGTCCATCCGCACCTACCATCACAGTAGTATTTCCACAATTATAAGGGCCTTTTGACATTATATACATAACTTTTGTTTTTCGATGATATATTACTTTATAATAAAGACCATTTTCCACTTCAATAAACATAGAGAAAGGACTAGACTGATTAAGATTTTCAACAGTAACCATCCTTTTATTACTACATCCAGTTAATAATAGACACAATAATAAAATGCCAATAATTCCTTTTATTTTATTCATCGTTCGCTCTCATCATTGCGGCGCCCACAAAACCAATAGCCGCGCCAACTATTAAACAAATAAGACATTTAATAATCATTTAATTTCCCTTATCTTCCAATGAGTCCTTCTACCTACCAAATCAGCTATCGCAGGTTTATAAAATTTTACATATTTACCACCACTCTGCGTTTCAACAAGATAATATTTTCTTTCTTCGTTACTATTTTCTGCGGCTTCCCATTTTTCATCTTTAAAAAACATTTTTTCTCCTTATCTAACAAAAAATATTTCAAGTATTCCAATTAATATTAACAAACTTCCTATAATAATTAAAAACTAATCTTCTGATTTAAAACCAATAAAGAATAATACTATGCCATAAAAATTAGCAATCATATATTCTGGTATCATTCTTATTTAATTCCTCCATAATATCATTAAACTGCTGGCGGGGAATCTTTATTTCACCATTAAAAACTTTAAAAAATCCAATAAACTCATTACCAACATAAATCTTAATCGTATTATTATCCATATTAATCAATCCCCATAGTATATCTTAACCGTCCAAGCGGTTCACATAATTTATTATTTTTTATTTTGCAGCGGCCGCCCTCTTCATAAAAACATCCTTTACAAATAATTCTTTTTCTTTCTTCTGCGCAATGCGGACAGCAAGGGATTTTTTTAACTTCATAATGAATATTATCAATCATTATAAGACGCGGCAACTTAATATATTTATTTAACCAAATTATTTTATTACATTTGCCGCATTTAAGCGGCAAGATTGCAAATTTATAAATCATTTTTATTTATTTTCCCAAAATTCTTCTAATTCTCGTAAATCAAATTCATTAAAATCTTTATCTTTTTCTGTTGACTTACGGCGTTCAGGTAGCTCATACCACTCAATTACTTTATATCCAACATTATCAAAAGAACAGCACCATCCATTCTCATCCCATGCTCCCACTGTCCAAAGATAATATCCATTTGCCGCGCCAATATCAATAACCATTAATATTTCTTTATATGCGGGTGGTGTCTCATCTATTGTATGCTTCTGTAATATCATTCCTATTTCTTCTCCTAACGCAACAATCTTTTCTTTTGTAAAAATAAATTCAGCCATTTTTATTTTTTACAACTGTGCAACTAACAGAACAATTAAAGCTGCCCAACACAAAGCGTAACTAAAAACAGGAACTTTATGATCTTTACTTGTTGCGGCGTCTGCAAAAGTTAAAACACCACAAATTACCCAAATAATTAATCCAAAAATATTAATCGTCATTTTTTTTCTCCTTTAACCATTTTTCCAATTTAATTTGACAATTGCCGCATAGATCAAAATGTTTTGGTTGACAAAAGCTATACGTTGAATATATATCATATGTTGGTAAAATAGCTCGCGGCATCGGATCATAACAAATTTCTTTACCACATCTATCACAATACGTTTTTTTCATAATAATTAGAAGTGATGGTGGCATTCCATCACTTCTCCTCCTCCGGCTTGTGTGGATTTTTCATAAGTCCATAGTCATAAAGATTATCAACACATTTAAGAAGCCCATTGATATATTTTTTAAGTTCATTATTTACATCAACCTGACGTTTTCTTGATGCTCGATATTCAGCTAGACGTTTCCCATATTCTTCATCCCAATTATCTTCAGGAGAGCATTTAGCAATTCCCTTGTAAGATCTGATATCAATAAGATTATCATAATCTTCATCCGCAAGACCGTATTTTTTCAGTCGATGCGGGATATCATCTATTGTAGTAATGATACATACTACTGTTCCTTTTTCTTTATTTACCTTATATTCAGTTGTTACTCTCTCAAGTTCCGGCCATTCTGTTAAATCAATCATGCGGTTTTCGCAGGTCTACGACATCCAGTAACCTGCGTTCCCCCTTTCTAAAAATAATGTTTTTTCTTTATTTACAATTATATTATATAATAATTTTTTTAATTTTTCAAAAAAGTAAAGAGTATATTAAATTCTGTTTCTAACAATTCCTGTTTTTTGCCTTCTTCTGTTGTTACATAAACATTTTTATTTTTATATTCATAATCATAATCTTTATCTTTTTTAAAAGTACCGTTATTAAATGTCATATTATAATTTGCAGTTGCTTTATTCATTTAGATTCCTCTTCCCATCCTGGGTCTCCAGGTTTTTTGCTCTTACCTCTATAATGATCTGCAGGCCAATCAAGTTTTTGTAAACGATTGATGTATGTATTCATGGCTTCATTATATTCTTCTAAAGGAATTTCTATAAGGTTGTCTCCAACAATAGCATCTCGATGTTCTGAAGTGTCATTCCAATCATAACAATAGAAAGGAAAATCATCAGTACGAATACCTTTAAAATCATAATGTCCAAAAAAATGATTGCCGCCGCGATCATAATAAAACCAATAAGTAGGATATTCTTCAAAGATAAGCGCGGAAACTCGATATTTATTGCTTGCTCTTGAATTTATAATTTTATAATATTTCCACATTTCTGGGAATAGGACATAAGGAGTATGAACTTTTGCCTTAAAACATTTACCTATTAAAGAATCATGTTTTTTTACTATTTCTTTGATTTTCTTTTCTTCTCTCTCTGTTGTTTCATATTTAATTTTTCTTTCTAAATCTTTGAGATCTTTTGTAGAAAGTTCTTTTAAATTTAAATCAATCATACCCTTAATCCTCCATAATCTATGATTTCTTTTCCCTGCTTTAAAGCATAATTTCTTGTAAGAAAAGTTCCTCCGCCACCTCTTCCGTCCCAGACACATAATAATTTATCTGCATGATCTACCATAAAATTATCTCTAATAACATAGGCTTTTTTTGAATATTGCGGCGATACAAAAATTACTTGATTATTTTCCATAATCCATTGTTCAATAGGATGATAATGTTTTTTAGGAAAAGGGTAACAACAAATGATAGGTATATTTAATTCCTTTGCGGCAGTCGCCACAATTTGATCTGTACCTTGCGCCATTCCGTCATAAATCGCTGATGGCTGAAGGCGAGTAAGCTGCGTCGCCGCCCATTGTTTTATTACTTCCTCTTGTCCTCTTAATCTTTCTGGACGATGTCCTGTTACAGCTAATATCATATTTTATCCTTTCCATTTTTATTTATAATTATTATACAATATTTTTTTGGAAAAATCAAGAAAAAGATCCCTTAAACGGAATTGACAAGAAAAAATTTTTTTGATATAATATAGGTATAGATTAATATGAAAGGAGTATTTCATGGAACAAAAAGAAGATAATGTAGATTTAGTAGAATAGGTAGATAGCAAAAGACCCTATCCTAGACTAGATTATACTATTACAGATATTCAAAAAAGAAATTAGAAAGTTCATAAGATTGTAAATAGTATTCCTCCAGAAAGACTTACTCCTTATTATTTAGAATAGCTTACAAAATATCTTACTGAAACAACAGAAAGTAAAAAAGAAAAAAAAGTATTAACTAATAATAGAATGGTCACTATTAATAAAAGGGAAACTTCTTATTAGGGGTTAGCAATAAAATTATAGAATGGAGAAGACGGTATTTATAATTTTATGACTGGCGGCGATAAGAATATTTTGTTAGTTCCAAAAATTCAAATTACAAAAGATGATTTAGAAACAATACCAGGATTAAAAGAACTTAGAGATTAGATAAAAAAGATAGAAAATCAACAAAAAGCTGCACGAGGAAAACAAAAATTTTTATTAACAAAACAATTAATTTAGATGCGACAAACGCAATATATTTTAAAAAGTGCTTATAAACCGCCTATAACCATTAGTAAAGTTACAAAAAATACAAATCAAATTGATTTAAGTGAAAAAATTGTAATTGATAAAAATGGAGAACCCTACAGTAATTGTTTAATATCTTTTTTTAATCCTTAGCATATATGTTGTTTATTATGTAATTATTCTAAATTAAAAGAAGAAGCGTGGGGACATTTTGATGGAGATTGGTGGTATTTAATGGAAGATTTTGATAATCTTTCCGCGAGAGCCTTAAAAGATAAATATCCTTTTTTTTATGAAATTATGATTTGTAAAATAGATGGGATGCAAAATAAAGATATAGCTAAAAAAATTAAATAGGATTATAATGTATCTTATTCTATTGAATATTTGTCTACTGTTTGGCGAAAAAAAATTCCAAGAATAATTGCAGATAAAGCTAAATAGGATTGGATTATTTGGCATTATACTGTTGAAGAAAAAGGAAAATGGAAAAGATGTTCTCGATGCCATGAAATCAAATTGGCTCATCCTTATTTTTTTACTCGTAATAAAACTTCTAAAGATGGTTGGTATAGTATTTGTAAAAGCTGTCGAAATAAGAAAAAGGACAAAATATAATAAATATTTTATCAAATTTTTATAAATAAATAAGAAAGGAGTAATTATGGGAAAATTAAAAGGACAAAAATAGGATGAAAATGGGAAATGTCAATGTGAGAGATGCGGGAAGCGACTTACTCAATTAAATTTTTATACATATAAAGATGGTAGTAAATGTGAAATTTGTAAATCTTGTTTAACTGCTCATATAGATAATTTTGATTCTAATACTTTTGAATGGATTCTTGAAAAAATGGATGTTCCTTATGTTCCCACTGAATGGAATGTATTAAGAGATAGAGCTTTTGCAAAAGATCCTTATAAAATGACTGGTATGTCAGTTATTGGAAAATATCTTGCAAAAATGAAATTGAAACAATGGAAAGATTATGGATATAAGGATTCTAAAAAAATTCAAAAAGAATTAGAAGAACAAAAGGCACAAAAAGAAAAGGCGGATGCCTAGGAAAAAGCTAGATATGAAGCTGAACTCAAAGTAAAACTAAGTGAGGGAAAAATTTCTTCTGCAGAATATCAAACGCTTGTTAGCACAGAAACGCAGAATAAATAGTTACCGCATTGGGGTAATGTTATTACTGGTGAGCATTTAGGACAAATGTATCAAACATATGGGCAGCCGCAATCTTATCAAGAGGCATTAAACAATGCAAAAAATCCTTTTCAAGAACAAAATTTTATGTCATAGCAAGAAATGATTGATCCTGGAGCAGATTTAGATAAAGATGATAAAATGTATCTTGCCGTAAAATGGGGAAGGCTTTATAAACCTAGTCAATGGGTTGCTCTTGAACAATTGTATAATGAATTTATGGATTCTTTTGATATTCAAGGGGCCGCGCGTATTGATACTTTAAAAATGATTTGTAAAACATCTTTAAAAATGAACGAAGCTATTGACTGCGGAGATATTTAGTCATATCAAAAATTATCTCGGGTTTATGATACTATGATGAAATCAGCAAAATTTACTTAGGCACAAAATAAAGATAAAAATGGTGAAACAATTGATTCTGCTTCTGCTATTGTTGATTTTGTTGAAGCGCATAGTGGGGAGATTCCTCGTTATTAGTGTCAATAGCCTCAAGATATTGTTGATCAAATTATTAATGATTTAAAAGCATATAATAAAAATTTAATTTATGAAGATAAATCTTTAGCTCAAGAAATTGAAAAATATTTACAAGAAAAACGCATTTCAGAAGAAATGAAAAAAGATAAAAAAGATGCAAAAGCTAAAGGTTTGGAAAATGTAGAATTAGAAGATGATGATTTTACTGATTATAAAAATTCTTTAAATCATATGAAAGAACATGATGAATTTCTTGATGATGATTTAATTGAAGAAGAATATGCTAATAGGAGGATTAAGCACGAATGAATTTAAAAGAATTACTTCAATTATCCTCTGATAAAGGGCATAAAAAACAAGGATTATCTGAATAGCGTCTTTTAAGTGATATAGATGGATTAAGAAAATTGATTGCTTATTTTAGAGAATATCCAGATATTTTTGTAGATTTTATAAAAGGGAAGAATAGTACATTTAATTTTTTATTTTATCAAAGAATATTTTTAAGAATTGTGATGCGGCATCGGTATGTGTACGCGACTTTTCCGCGTGCTTATTCGAAGTCTTTTTTGTCAATGATGGCGTTGATGATAAGATGTATTTTATATCCCAACTCACATTTGTTTGTAACTACGGGTGGCAAGTAGCAAGCAGCCTCGATTACAATCGCAAAGATCTAGTAGATATGCAAACTTATCCCTGGCTTAAATAATGAAATTAATTGGGACCGCGGTGTATCTACAAAATCAAAAGATAATGTTAAATATGTATTTAAAAATGGTTCTACTATTGATATTTTGGCGGCAAGACAGTCTTCTAGAGGTCAACGTAGAACGGGAGGTTTAATGGAAGAGTGTGTATTAATTGATGGAGATATTTTAAATGAAGTTATTATTCCTACCACTAACGTTGATAGACGTCTTTCAGATGGCAGCCGCCATAAAGAATAGAATGTTAATAAATCACAAATTTATATAACTACTGCTGGATGGAAAAATTCATTTGCGTATAAAAAACTTGTGTAGATTTTGATTAATTCGATTCTTGATCCAGATGAATATATGATTATGGGTGGAACATATGAAACCCCTGTCATTTCTGGACTATTGGATGAAGATTTTGTTGAACAGTTAAGATTGCAAGGAACTTTTAATGATGAATCATTCAATAGAGAATATAGAAGCATTTGGTCTGGAGATGTAGAAAATGCATTTTTTTCTTCTGAAAAATTTGATAAATATAGAGTGTTATTACAACCAGAGTATGAATATAGCGGAAGATCCTCTAAAAATGCCTATTATGTATTTGGTATTGATGTGGGACGAGTTGGATGTACTACTGAAATTTGTGTATTTAAAGTGACTCCGCAAATTCAAGGAGCTGCTTATAAAACACTTGTTAATATTTTTACTTATGATGCAGAGCATTTTGAAACTCAATGCATTCATATAAAACACTTATATTATAAATATAAACCGCGTAGAATTGCAATTGACGCAAATGGATTAGGTGTTGGATTAATTGATTATTTAATAAAAGCACAAGATACTGATGATGGGTAGTATTTACCTCCTTTCGGTGTTTTTAATACAGATGAATATCCAGAATATAAAAAATTTATAACTCCAGAAACAGAAAGAGATGTTTTGTATTTAATTAAAGCTAACGCTCCTATAAATACTGAAGCATATAGTTATGCTCAAACTCAAATGTTCAGTGGGAAGATTAGATTTTTAATTGATGAAAGTTTAGCTAAAACTAAATTAATGTCAATGAAGCAAGGTCAAAATATGAATATTGATGAAAGAAACGAATATTTAAGACCGTTTATTTTAACTTCTATATTAAAAGAACAAATGTTAAATTTAGTATAGGAAAATTAGGGAGTAAATATTATTCTTAAACAAAGTAATCGAAGTATTAAAAAAGATAAATTTTCTGCTTTTATTTATGGATTATATTATATTCGTTACGAATAGGAATTAAATAAAAAGAAAAGAAAAAGAAATATTTCAGACTTTTTATTTTTTACTCCAAGTTAAGGTCAAACTTTGTTAATTTTATAAATCATTTTTTTATATAATATAGCGGAGGAGAAAAAATATGCGAGCATCTAGAGGAGAAATAAAAATAGAAGAAATTCTACAACAATCTGGATTGGAGTTCGCAGAAGAATACTCTTTTCCAGATTTAGTAAGTAGTACAGGTCGACCGCTTCGTTTTGATTTTGCAGTATTTGATGATTAGCATAATATTGATTTTTTAATTGAATTTCAAGGTATTCAACATTATGAAGCTAAAGAAAAATTTGGCGGCTATAATGGA